TATTCATTTTGAAGGATGCTAAACGAACCTATAGCCGTCTTGATTATTATAACTCACTGACTTGAATGCCTTGAGCCAAGCGAGTCTTGAGTGATTCAATTGAATGACCGCTATTAATGAGCTTCTCAAGCTTCAATAGATCGCTGTCACTTGTGATATATATAAACAAGCTAGTTATATCATCCATTCGCTTATCTTCTGATCTTACAACTTCTAAAGGTTGTATCGTTTTATCTATGTCATTAATAAGTTTGGTATGTTTTCTGATCGCTGAGATATCAGCATTTAAGAATTGATGTTCTTTTAGATCGTCATCTTTTATCTTCTCATCATAGATAATGCGCCTCGTATTGCCTTTCAGAGCTGGCCATGAATTCTGCACACTTGAAATAATGCCAGCCTTTTCTAGTCGTTTTAAATGCTTACTGATATTCTGCTGAGTGCATCCGAGATCGTCAGCAATGCGTTGCAAGCTTACGAAACTATAGCCACCTTTATTGCAATAACTAGCCAACACTGCCAATACTCTTAAATTCTCGCCAGTTACTTTTCTATTTAAAAAAGCCTTTAATGGCACAACGCAGAACTTGCGTAAGTCCTCATTCTTAACGACTTTAAGCTTTATTGGCTCAGGTATGTGATAACTTTTACTTATTGAATTGCTTTCATTCATATAAACATTGTATCAAATTTATTTCATTTAACCTATTGACACCCTTTAAAAACGAGTCCATGATTCAGACATCGCAGCAATTAAGCGATATTTTTAACAAACCATGAAAGGTAATTAAAATGCAAACATTAAGTATCCATGAAATTAAATCAATAGAACTTGAAAGTATTCAAAGCTTCGATGCTGAAAAGAACCGCGCTGCATTCAGTGTAAGAGCTTTAAATATAACTGACATCCATGGTAATAAGATCACAATTGACTTATTTTCCCATGATGTGAAAGCTTTAACGATCAATGCAGACTGGAACCAAGGCCAGTCCATTACACTTTAATCATTAATCAAACCAACAAAGGTGAATAATATGACAACGAAACTCCAAACTCTTATCTACTCAATGCTTACTGAGTCCACTGGCTCAGCTCTTTGCGATAGTGGTGGCGATAGTGGCCGCCACTGGCAACGAAACCAGAAGAAAACCATTCAAGACTTTATAAATGAGCCTGAATGCACACTCGAAACTTATGAATATAAAAACGGCCAATGGGACTTATCACCAACGATCAGCTTATTTCATAAACTTACCAGCTCGCTTGATCTCGATGACTTATGTAATGAATTTAACTCAATGGAAGTTGAGAATTGGAACTCTGATTATTATGGCGTAAGCTCTGAAGGTTTTGAATGGCTAGAAAACCTTGGATTTAAAGCTATTGGCGAGGCCTATAACTCTTACAATGGCGACTCAATCCTGTCTCAAGTTGTGCAAGGACAGCAACTCGAATTCAATGGCGATGACTACATTCTATTGCAGATTCATAATGGCGCTGACGTTCGCGGCGGTTACACTGACGCCAAGCTATTCAAACTCGATACCGATAACGTGATGTTTTCAGAATATTGCTGCTTTTCTTATGGCGATGGCGATAACGATGTCATTGACTACGCGAGCGGCGAGTGGATCAACTTTGAAGGCCGCGGCATTGATCGAGATGATTTAAACTTGATCGCTTCAAAGATTGGTAAGAAAACAATCGATGGCGGTCTTATCTATTAATTAAACCTTGAAAGGTATTTAAAATGAAATTCAATATATTTTATGGCAACTCCAAACCTCTAACAGCTGTTGGAAAGTATCAAGTAAACATGCTGCAATTCGCAGAAAAGTATCGAGGTTGGCATTCATACTCAAGCGATAAAACCACTCTAAGAGCTTTAAACGGGCTTATTAAACGCGGTTCTATTGTTATCAATAATAATCAGCAATTTAAAATTAATATATAAGGGGCTTAATTATGACTAGCTTATTAAAACAGTTTATTTGGTTACTCTTAGGATTCATAAGCGCTTATTGTTGGCTTATCTTATTACTAGCGCTCTAAAGTTACACTTTAAGCGCCTTTAAACGGGCGCTTATGGGGTAATTTTACCCGAAACCTTGAAAGGTAAAAACATGTATACATCTCAAAGGCAACAAATTGAATTGCTTACGCAAGCGTTGGCACTTGCGATCACAGCGCCAACAAACCAAAAAGCAAACGAATGCATTGAAATGGCTTATTCATTCATGCGAGGGCTACCCGCTCAAACTGTAGAGCGTTGCAAGTCTGAGGCCTCGAGAATGGCGGGTTTAATATGAAATTCATTGCATATTATAGGGTTTCAACTGATAAGCAAGGTCAAAGCGGGCTAGGTTTAGAAGCTCAAAGAACTATATGTTACGCCTACGCCCGCAGCATCAACGCTGAAATCATTTCCGAATACACTGACATTGAGAGCGGCTCTCATAATGATAGGCCTGAGCTGCTCAAGGCGTTGGCATTATTGGAAATTGAAAATGGTTCTCGTTTACTTGTGGCCAAACAATGTAGGCTTACTCGATCGGTTGCATTGATGAGTAGCCTATTGGAAAAGAAGGTGCCGCTCACTATTGCTGAAACACCCGAAGCTAGTATTTTTGAGTTACATATCAGAGCTGTATTAAATGAGGAAACAAGGCGGCAGATCTCGATCAATACGCGCAATGCGTTAATGGCCGCCAAAGCAAGAGGCGTTAAACTTGGCGCACCTAGAGAGATGATGAGAGTCATAGCTGTCAAAGGCGGTCAAGCACAAGCCAAAGTTAAGATAGCCTATGCATTAAAAATCAAACCTATGTTTGACTTGGCCATGGAAAATTGTGGCCGAGCATCATGTCGCAACATCGCAAAGAAGCTCAATGAACTAGGCGTTAAAACGTACTCAGGAAGCACGTGGACAGCGCCTAACGTATCTTATTATCTAAACAATATCAAAGACAAGGAAAACATAAAATGGTAGGAAAAGTCACGCCCGATGACATGATGTCATGCTCAAGGCTTCCAGCATTATTAGGTTTCAGTAAGTTTCGAACGCCTAATGATGAGTTGAAGTATTCAATTAATGCACTTAACGGGGAGGCTAATGAATTTACAGAGCAAGAGCCTATGTTATGGGGAAACCTTACAGAGAAGTTAATATTATCCGAGAGCTGTAAAAGGCTTGGCGTTGATATTGATGATCTAGCCCATGATAAACCATACTTTCATCCTGATATACCATTGGCTACAAGCCTTGATGGCACTGCGTCTGGCAATGGCACAACAATCTACACTGACATTGACAAAGGTATTTATGTCATGGGGCATGATTCAATTAAGCTTGATGGCTATGGTATTTTAGAAGCAAAGCTTACTGCTCAAGAAGTCGAGAATGAGCCAGCGCCATATCGTGGTGTGATCCAGCTTCAAGGTCAAATGGATATTATGAAAGCATCATGGGGCGCTCTTTGTGTGTTATACAAGGGTACAACATTACGCATCTTCCTATACCCCATTAATGAAGATCACATCAACATGATTCACAATGCTGTCGAGGATTTTCAAGAGCGTTTAAATAAGTACAAAACCAATCAAGAGATTGAATGGTATGACTTACAAAACTCTTTTGAAGCCAGTCGTGTGTTTGATCGTGCTGAAAAGAGTACGATTGAGTTACCCGAAGTTGAGATCCAAGCTGAGAAGATCATAACAATTCGTGAGCAAATCGCGGAGTTAGAAGCACAGATTGATCGCTTGCAAATCAACATCATGGAGCATATGAGGGATCACGAAGTATGTAATGCGGGTCGTTACAAAATCTCATGGCCTATGCGTTCTTACAAAGCACAGCCAGCAAAAACTGTGCCAGCTAAAGAAGCGTACGTCATTCGTCAATCTAAATTATCAATAAAGGATCGTATATGATTAAGAGATTAACTCATTTTCAGATCCGTAAGAAATGGCGCATCAAGTTACATGCTCAACGATGCCAAGATCACGATCAGTCAGGTGCTAGGTATAGCAGAGATGCTATGGTACTTAACCGAGCCATGGACATGTACAAGATCGATGGTAGGAGAGCAGCATGGTAGATAACGATCAAGATCGTTTTGAAGCAGAAGTTATGAATGAATTACAACAACAGGAGAAAAGTATGAAAACTATCGCAACAGCCTTTGTTAAGGCACAGAAAGAGTTTGCACCAGCACTTAAGACATCAACGAACCCACACTTTAGATCTAAGTATGTGTCTTTAGATGGATGTATTGAAGCTGTATTAGATGCACTCAACAACAATGGTATTGCATTGATCCAACAGACGCACGATTGTGAGAGTGGCGTTAAGATTGAAACAATACTGGTACACGAATCAGGTGAGATTCTATCTGGTGGTATCTTACATGTACCCGCAGCTAAACAAGACCCTCAAGGATATGGCTCAGCATTAACTTATGCTCGTAGATACAGTCTGATGGCTACTTGTGGCATAGCGCCAGAGGATGATGATGGCAATCTAGCTACAGAAAGAGCTGGCAGTGTTGTAAAAAAGCCACAAACTAAGGAATATACCTTCTATATTCCTAATAAAGACCCAATAGAGGTATCGGATGTATTGACATGGCAAGCAAAATTCGATC